ATTTTCAAATTTAGCCACATCAACCTCCTACAACCTAATCGGCATTAAAATACCGTGAACATCATTCGTTAGCTCAACGTATGAGGTGGTGTTTGCTCCAGTTGGGTAAAACATTGGATAAGTGATATTCAAAACTTTGGCTGCCTTAATAAACATTTGAATGTAGTCCAGGTTAAACTGAACAAATTCTTTAGGCGGTTCAGTAGGTTTTTGGATATCAACCCGCTTAATGTCTGGAAACTTACCGTCAATTGGTCTAAAAAATTCAAATATTCCGTACTGATAGTCAATTAACCAAAATTCATCATCAATTTGCCGTACGGTTAAAATGTCTTTCTTGGGCTTGCTACCCAATTTCTTGATTAATGAATCAATTGTTTCACGCGGAATGATTAATTCAACATTAGGCACATCTGGCGCATCACAGATCAGTGCAGCATGACCATTGGTTGCTGCAATCATTCCATCTTTAAGAAGCACACCCATCAAATAAAAACGCACCTCAAATTTTGCTGAAAACAAGAAAGCTGCTTTTAAATGACTGTATTTAATCTCAAATTCTTTTTTAAATTTCATAACTATTTGCCTTAACTGGTGTGACATCCATGTCACTAAAATTAATTACCAAATAATTCATTTTCACGTTGAGATGCCGCATCATCTATGCGCTTACGTTCAGCATCGGATAGTTCCTCAATGGCTGGATCGGCATATTCAGCGTTAATTTCATCCTGATTTTTGGCGTTTTGAATTCGTAAAATCACAGCATCGACGTAAGGAATCTGTTGAACATCGGCAAACATATCCTCATCTTGAGTTTGATTGCTGCTTTGCTTAGACAGGGTTTCATAACAGCCTTGCACGACACTATTTAAATATTTTTGATGTGTATCTGTCAGACCAATTTCAGCTTCAATAGCCTGACTCAATACAGCCAATTCTTTTTCAGTTTTGGCATTATTCAATTCGTGAATATATTTTTTGCGAAGCTCAGGTGAGCGGGATGTATCCACTACTTTAACTTCTTCTTGCTCAACAACTGGATCTGGTTCATGGGATGCATCTTCAGTCGTTTTTGCAGTTTCTTCCTGAACAGATTTTTTAGATTTAGACTTCCAAAGCTCAATCAATTTATTGCGCTCTTTATCGTCCATCACTTCATAAATCTGGCTTTCAATTTCAGCCATTTCATCATCAGTTTTAGCTTTTAAAATCTTGCTTTTTAGCTCATTAAAATTCGATGCGCTGGCAACAACAGTTTCAGGCGTTACATCAATGATGCGCTCTTGTTCTTCTTCCGATGAACGAAGGCCCATCAATAGCTCAGGTGCATACACACGACCAAAGAATGAAGCAGCACGATAGCGGAGCATCTGCTCAGGCATGGTTTGCCATTTGCTGCCGTTTTTTTGATACCAGCCTTCTTTTACAGCCATTTCCATTGTGATTTTTGATGACTCAATACGTTCACCTGTTTCACGCTCTACAGCAAAAGCCACACATGACATATTGTTAATCGTGATTTTCTTATGCACAGTCTTTTTGTTGCGGTTTTCCCAAACGGTTTCGCTATATTCCACCTCTTTTTCGCCTAAGTCTTCCAACTCAAAACGTAGGGCAGAGAAGCGACCACAACTATTAATAGCGGCCATGATGAACTGACTTGACCAGCTCGGACGACCTTCAATTAAGTAAAGGTTTTGCATTACCATCAACGGATCAGCATTAAGACGAGAAGCCATATTAAGAGCAATAACGCAATTTGCTAAACCATTAGGGTTAGGCTCATCGCGATAAAGCATGTTTCCAAAATTATCCTTTCCCGCTTTAACTTTGATGGTTTGGCGGTATTGTTCCGGAACTAAAGTTGATGACGACAACATTTTTGCAATGCGTTGTGATAGTTCAAAAGCTTCAAGGTTAAGAAGGCCGATTGATTGTTGAGGCTGGATGTTAGCAACTGTATTCATGATAAAATCCTATTAATTAAAATCGTTTTCGATGGCTTGTTTAAGCATGTATTGAGGCAGAGAGATGTCCTCAAGCTCAGTTGAGTAACCATCCCATTCATTGATTAATAGCGACTCCGCTAGTAGCTCTTTGGCTTTGTTGTAGCGTTGTTCGCCAATGCTTAAAAATAGGCTAGAAGCACGATATTGTTTGACGTTAAAAGGGGCAGAGCTTTCCGCTACCAGAAAAATAAATTCTGGTTTTTCTTCGGTTTTATAGTGTTGCTGGAAGCCTTCTCGGTACATTGTTGCAGATATGTCATAGCCAAAATCAGAGCATGATCTTTGAAATTTAAATTGACGTGCATCTGTAGTGGTTTTCACATCAAATAACAGACCGTTAGGAAATTCATCACATGGAATTATGTGATAGTCAGGGCGTACACGTAAATTTAATCCGTACACTGGATCGGTAAAAAATATGCTTGCCTCAGCCATGCCGTAGTTATCTTGCATCAACTTGTATGAGCTTAAGCCGCGTAAGTTGTTAGCGATGCGATTAGCCCCGTCTAGCATTTCCTGATCAATGATAATTTTGCCTTGGTTTGCCGCTTCCCATGCAGCGGCTTCTTCTTTACCTGCTTTGGTGCGTCGATCAAATTTAGGTCCTACTATAAATTCATGTTCGAATTGCTCAGGCTCTAAAAATAAGGTATGCGCCAAAGTTCCAAAATCGAGGTGCTTTTTCGTTTCACGCTCGTTTTCTTTCAAAATATTGTTTGAATAGAAGTGCGCACTTGAACGCAAAATGTCTTTTAACTGACTTGAGCTAAATTCAGGACAAGCATGATATTCATCATTGCTCATGCGCTCAATCAGTGAAGTGGTCGGGATTTCGATTAATGTGTTCATTATTCTTCATCCTCCAATTCCACAAACTCACCATTTTCATCAAGTTGATACCATGTATCAGGCTTAATACCGTTTTCACCGACTTTTGATGCACGGATGTGAACAATCTCATCGCCATAGTTGCGGTGAGTTAAAACAATCGCACCTGAAGCAGACGCTTTAGCTTTATTTGACCAACCTAAACCACATGCAACAGCGTGGTTTCCAGTTGCCGATGCTGCGCCATATTCACCAGTTGCCGATGCTGCGCCACGGTTTCCAGTTGCCGATGCTGCGCCTTGATAACCAGTTGCCGATGCTGCGCCATATTCACCAGTTGCCGATGCTAAACCGCGCTCCGCAGCGCTATAAGATGGAGATTTTTTATCAATGGGTTGGCATCGATTAAGGGTGTAATCAATTGCAAATTTCACCAAGTCAGCAATACTTATTTCAAATTTTAGTGAGATTGAACGGCTTGCTACTTTTGTATCGCCATTTTCTTCTCGACTTAGGTCGCCTGATTGTTCTACAACTGCATAACGGCTTTGGCTTGGAGGGTAGTAGCCTAAAACATCAAGAGGATATTCACACGCATGGAATCCTGAACCACACGCTTTTACATCACCATCATGTGTATAGGTTTTACCCATTTCATATTGAAAATTACGGCAGATCAGATTTTTATCAAACCCCTTAAAGCTGGTGATTGTTTCCACTGGTACAGCGATAGGAGTTTCTACAACTTCCTTTTTCTTGGATTTAGCCATGATTAATTACTCCACAATGCTGCAAAAAATACACTTATAAGAACCCAAACCACCACGCCACAGCCCAAGAATAGAAACATCTTGAGCGTGTCGATTGCATTAACAAAGAAGATTTCCCAACGTGACATTTCATAGTCGCTTGGTTTTGGTTCGGTGCTGCATGGGCGAGTCGTTTGACTCTGTATTGTTTTTTGTTTCATAATTGGATTACTCCTCGTGAGTAAAAGCCCGCCGCCTGCAAGTGATGGGCTTTTTTATTGGGTACAGAGTAAATATCGCATTTCCGATATTTATAGTCAATAGTAAAACCGATTTATTTATAGATATTCCGATATTTTTTTATTTATGCTTTAATAGATAAAGAAAACCCACGCTGGGTGGGTTGGATGGAGGGTATTAAAATGAATGCCAGTAACGACAAAGAAAAAATGAAGTGGCGTAAAGAAATGGTAGAGCGTCTAATATTTGAAAATAAGACTGAAGCCTATAATGCTATTGATCAAGTTATAGATTTAGAAAAATTTTATTCTGGTGAAAGCCCAGTCATTTTTTATCCCAAAAATGATGAGCAAAAAAAAGCTATCAATGATCTAATTGAGAGCTTTAATTAAAAACAATATTATCTGGTGGGTTTTGAGTGAGCATGCATTTTTTCTGCTTCCTTGATTTCTTTTTCCGCATCATGGAACGCCTGAACCCACCAAATACCTTCAGTAGATAAGCCTTTTCTTTCTTCTTCCCATTTTGCCACTTTTGCTTTAGTTAACTCTTTGATTAACCAATCTTCGTTTTCTTTGTTCACTCTTATTTCCTCTTGATAAAAATTGTGTCGGGTTTACTGTTTGTTTTTTAATAAATAGCCATCTGTGTAGCCATATTTTTCCAAAACACCTAAAACAAATTCGTGTTCAGATGTAAATGTAAAGATGGGGTCTAAATAATCCTTAATAAAAAAAGCTTCAAACTGAATAAGGTTCGACATTCTTTCCATATTGGTAGTAATTCCTCCTCTTTTCATAACTTCATCTAGCTTCTTATTTTTACAATATATATCATATAGATAAGCCACAATTTCATCAGAGGCAGCCTCAGGCAATCTGATGTTAAATTGCAATAACGTACCAACAAAGGATTTCTGCATTAAAGTTCTTGGGGAAATAAAATACAAAAAATATGCAATCAACGAATTAACAATTTTCACAGGGTCACCATTTTCTTAATTTAGCTTGGTTTTACTTTCGATCTTCTTTTTGATCTATATACATATCTAATAGAATCAATGACTTCACCCACAAATATGCAATCCTCATCAAGTGGAATTATATTGGGCTTAAAGTCAGCGTTTAACGCCTGTAAATATCTAGAATTGTCAGTTTCAATTACTAACTTTTTGAATGTTGCATCATCATGCTTTCTAACAACAATCAAATCACCCGATTGCATATCTGAATATGCAACATTAGGATCAACAAGTATGTAATCTCCTTCATGAAATGTGGGGTAATTACTTAATCCCTGAACTTTCAAGTAAAAACAATTATCACAATCATCTGGTAATGGAAGCCATTCCTCAACTTGCGACATATCTACAGATTGGACATTAGTAAAAACACCAGCCTGAACCCATGAAAGTACAGGGGCCATAGTTGGTTTTACGGGTGCTATATTGGTAAGCTCAGCATCACTTTCCACACCTTTTCTTAAATCTTCCGCAGTAACACCTAATGCATTTGCTAGTTCAACTATTGAGCCTGTTGATTTAGCAGTACCAGTTTCAAGGTCTGAAATAACAGACTGCCTTACCCCAGATTTCTGAGCAACTTGCTTCTGGGTTAAACCCTTAGCTTTGCGTATTTTTTTTAAATTCTCACCAAGTGTGGCCATAAAATAACTCTTTAGCTTCATATCGGGATTCTGATACATATCAGGATCGGTTTGGCTATTGTTTAAATATCGGAAAACCTATATATTTAATTAAAATATCGGAGGCTCTGTATGAACGAGTGGCAAAAAATGATCTCTGATCTAAAACAGATTGGATTTACACAGAAACAAATTGGTGCAGAAATCAATTGTTCTCAAAATTATGTAAGCAATTTAGAGCGCGGCTTATGTGGCAAACGCTTGTCGCATGAATTAGCAATAAATCTGCAAAAGCTTTGGAGCAAGCATTGCAAAGATAAGGCTTGCTTACAGGTGCTTCCATGATCGAAAAATTATTCGGAAGCATCACATTTAAATGCACAGAAGAAGAAAAGATTCTTTTGGAGCGTATTGCACGCTCAAGAAAACTATCGCTATCAGAGCTTATGAGGAATGCAGGCATATCAATCATTCACGAAGTGGAGGAGATGCTTAAATCATTGCAGGCTGAGTTTGATCTGACCACAGATACCGTAGATACGCGAAATACAAGCGATTTTCAATTATTGCCATCACCTCAACCGATGCGCGATGTCACACCAAAACACATAGGCACAAAAAAAGCCCAACTGTGCGACCAGTTGAGCCTTATTGCCGTTCACTCAGATAAGTAAACAGGATTTTGAAATGAAGAATTTAACACAGATAAATGATCTTGCAAAAGAAAAGAAGCCAAAACTAATTCAAACAGAACTTGGAACCGAAAAGCTTTGTATTGAATGTGATGAATATTGGCCACTGGATAGCGAATTTTGGTTCACATACAAGAATAAACCTAAAAAGGACGGATCAATAAGTATTGGTTATGAAGCTGCTTGTAAATGCTGCTACAGCATTCGCTACCGACCTCATGTTGTTAAAGGGAAAAATATTATTCGGTCAAATCATGAGAGGGTTGCAGCTTGAATACCGCATTAGTTATTCCGTTTCGCAAACCTCAAGCCAAAGAGGTTAAAGGCATGTATAGCGATAAGTTTGAAAATGGCTATGTAATGTCTAGCCGTTTATATCGAAAAGAAGCCTGGCCATTCCTTAGTGATGCGGCTAGAAACGTCTATGCGGAACTCGAAAACCGTATCAATGGACACAATAAAGAATCTGATTTTGTCAGCTATACCCAATTGCAGGGCGGTGAACTGGAAGGGTCGCGTCAATTAGGACGAAAAACTGTATCTGCTGGCATTAAAGAATTGATCGATTTTGGTGTTATTTCAGTCATTGAATCTGGAAAACAAGGTGTAAAAAAGTATCGGTTAAATGATATTTCTTTAATAGATCGGTTCACTACGGAAACCAGTTCACCTACGACACCAGTTCACAAAGGAAACCAAGATCGGTTCACTACGGAAACCGAAACTGGTTCACCTAGTGAACTCACAATAGATAATAAGAATTCTTTAGAATTTAAAAAAAAGAAATTGCCTGTGGATAAATCTGGAAAAGATATTTTTTCCAGCTCAGTCGAATACCACCGAGAAGATAAAAATTTATTCACACTGATTGAGCTTTCAAAAAATTATTCAGTTCAGTCTGATTTCACAGATCAGGCAAAAATCAATAATCCAGATTTGAGCAACGAACAAATTTTGGCAGAGCTTAAAAACTTCGCTCAGTGGTCAGTCGCACAAGACAAGCGCACGGCGCAATCATGGATGAACAACTGGGTTTATCGTTTACAAAAACTCGATCCATCCAAAAGCAAATCTAAAACCACAACGACGGCTAAACCCAAAAAACTTAGTGACAGCCAGATTGATTACTTCGCATCAAAACTTTGCAACTTCGATGAATTCGCTTCGATGTACGCAAACGTGGGTGAATCTCAAAAATCATTTGAATCACGTATCGCTGCAAAACTACGCAATCCAAAGCATTTGAAGGAATTTGCATCGTATCTGCATGACGTTGGATTCGTGGGTAACTTGGAGGATTTCGCATGAAAATTCCAACTAGCACGACACACATTGAAAGTGACGGCACGTTTTGGAGCAACTGGCAGGGCGGTTGGTTCTTCTGGAATGGGAAATTCGGCTGGTGTCGCTACGTTGGACCAGTGAATCAGATGTTCTTGGGAAATAAACGAGAAATAGGGGTGATTTCATGAGATGGAGCGAAAGTATTCTCGAAGCGCATCTAAAAGCCCACAGAAACAAGGCTAATTTAGCGCAAGAGCGATTTAAATCACAAGATGATGCAAAGGTACGTGAGCAAGTTAAAACGCGCTTAAAACTCAAATCAAAGCAAAATACAAATATTGTGGAAAATCTAATTTTAGACGTAGAACTTTGGACGATTCCACCAAGTGTAAATAATTATTGGAGTGTGGCACGCGGAAAAAAATGGAATTTAAGCCAAAAAGCACAGGATTTTCATAATTATGTGCGTTCAATTGTACCTGTTTTATCAACAGATATGCGTTTAAAAATGGATGTCACTTTTCATTTTCCAGATAACAAAATCAGAGACATAGATAACTATTTAAAAGCCACAATTGACAGCTTGGTGAAGTGCCAGTTTTGTCTTGATGATGAACAGTTTGATGTACTGATTGTAAGACGTGGTGAGTATGTCAAAGGCGGTTTAATCCAACTCAAAGTTTGGGAGATTTAAGTCATGGCGGGATCAATTCTACGTTCACGTGCGGCTTTATCGCAGACAGATTTTTTTGATAGTTCTGGTGTTTATTGCAATGAACCTCGCGCGCGTGCGCGTTTTGTTTCAGCCCGCCAGAAAGCCAAGAAATTTATTGTTCAAAGACGCGGCTATAAACCACCTGACTTTGCCCGCATGATTTTAGATTTACGCAACTTGGGGTGGTCGCATGAAAAGATCGCTTATGTGCTAGATGCGTCATCGTCAGCGGTGTCGAGTTGGGCGACAGGATCACGTCCGTTTTACGATCACGGCGATGCATTCATTGAGCTTTGGCGCGAACAAACAGGCATTGAAAGATTCCCGCGTGAGGGCGAATGGCCAACTTATCGCTACAAGATCGGGCAGCAGGATTTTTTAGATGAGTTGGATGGGGTTATTGAACAATTGGATGAGGAGATTAATAGTTAATTAATGACCTCATTTTATTAAGCTATAAGTTGTTTTACTTTGCTTTTTCATTAATCTCATCAAAAATATTTCGGCAGTCAAAAATGACAATACCTGCTTCGTCTGCTTCTTTTCTCAAATCAAACAAAGCTTGAATAAATTCACTTAAAATATGATCAGGCAAGGGGATTTGTTTTTCAGTACGTCTATAATGATTAAATTGTGTTTTAGTCATTACGATGCCACGCTTTGCCATGATTTTTTCTAAAGTGTCGATGTCAACAGAAAGCCCAGTAAGCTGACATATTTTTAAAAATATTTGATTGTTTGTCATCATTTTTTCCGTTTTTCATTATCCAGATTTTTACTTAAATATGCAGAATACATTTCAATAAAAAGCTGTTTTTTGTTTTCTTCCTTTTGCCAATTTTCATATATATTCTTTTCAAAATCATCATCAAGATACATATCTATTGATAAACGCTTTGATTTTCGTTTTTCGCGATATTTAGCAGTGTGCTCGCTATCCGTTTTTGGTGTGCTTGACATAATTCAAAATCCTGATATTTTAGTTACATTAGCTAGCTAATCGAGCGCACAGCTCGCTTAGAAATACATTTAGTATCAAGCTAAGTAATGTTTAAGAGCATATAGCTCTAAATAGAACCCCGATCTACACAATCGGGGTTTTGTTTTATAAATTTTGAGTTCTGTTCTCAACATAATCTAAAGCAGCTTGTAACATCGTTTTTGAGCTAACACGATTGATAATCGCTTGTTCAATGCTATTTCTGCAAGATTCAACATTAATCGGATAATCTTCACCGCTAAACACTGTTGCTGCTTCATCAGAGCGTAAAGCCCACATTGCCTTACTCATTGCTTGTTCAAACGAATCTAAATCGGTAATTTCAGGCATAGGATTATCTTTTAACCACATCGACATAAGCTCGTTTGTATCAAGATCGGAAAAATCAAGCAGCCATTTTTCATCGTAACCATCTTTTTTAATTTGAGCGTTTTCTTGTTCAAGTAATTCAGTTTGATAATCTTGTAAAGTTTTCATATTAAATCTCACTAAGTAATGTTTAAGTTATCAAGCTTTGATCTACACATCTTGGCTTGATGTAGTCATCATATCTAACGTGGGTTAGATTGTCAAATATTATTTTAAATTATTTTTATTTTGCCGACGAACGGTAGTCCTAAAAATAAAAACACTCGCCAAAACACACAGCCAAACGTGCATATAAAAGTCAAAAACTAACCCTATTCACAACGAATAGGGCTTTTTTATGGCTACTCGAAAAACACAAGTGCCAGGTGCAACCACAGCAGCGCCAGAAGATGAGATTTCGACAACTGAAACTCAAGGTGAACAGCAAACTGGTAGTGATGAACAATCGACTGAGCAATCTACACAGCCAACCGTTGAAGAGTTACAAGCACAACTGGCAGCAGCTCAAGCGGAAAATAACTCATTAAAAGGTCAGATTCGTCGCTCTGCTTCAACCATGGCAGCGTCAGAAACTCAAGAAAGTACAGCATCTAACGCTGGACAGATTTACTTGAGCGAAAAAGGCTGGACACGAGGATAAGTCTATGTGCGGTGGAAAAGTCGTAAAACAAGATCCAGAAGCCGATGCAGCAGCAGCGGCGGAAAAGGCTGTAATTGAAGCAAACACAAAGAAAGCACAACGGCGCACGGCTAACCAGTCGAGTGTATTAAGTGGTGCTTTCGATTCTGGAACAAGCAATAAAACAACCTTAGGCGGTGGCTGATGTCTAATTTCGCTCAGACTCTATGCACTCGACTTGATCAATTAAAATCGGCTCGTTCTAACTACGAGTCGCACTGGACTGAATGTTACAAGTTTGGAGCGCCTGAGCGTCAAGAATGCTTTTCATCATCTGTTGTAGAGAATAGTAAAACACAGCAGTCACAACGTGCTGATCTATACGACTCAACCGCAGCAGATGCGGTTCAGGTGCTTGTTTCAATGATCATGAACGGCGTGACACCGAGTAATGCAATCTGGTTTAAAGCACAGCCTGACGGCATTGATGATTTATCAGTGCTAACAGAAGGTGAACGGTGGCTTGAAGATGTCTGTCAATTTATGTGGCGCAATATTCATGCTGCTAATTTTGACTCAGAAAGCTTTGAAACGGTGACTGATATTGTCACAGCAGGATGGGGTGTTCTTTATACAGATATTGATCGTGAAGCAGGTGGCGGCTATGTCTTTGAGTCGTGGCATATCGGCAACTGTTTTATCGGTTCAACACGTTCTGATGGAATGATCGATACGATTTATCGCGAACATGAAATGACAGCGGAAGCGATGATCAATACTTATGGTGAAAAGAATTGCCATTTTAGTGTGATAAATACTGCAAAAAATCAACCAGATACGAAATACAAGCTCCTCCATGTGATTCAGCCACGAAAATCAAAAGGTGCAGGGCAGATCAATAAAGACATGCCTTTTGCTTCATATCACATCGATGTGAGTAATAAGCACCAGTTAAAAGAATCGGGCTATCACGAATTTCCATGCGCTGTGCCACGTTTACGCCGTTTACCCAACTCAGTCTATGGCAATGGTCAGATGACATTGGCTTTAGCTGATGCCAAAACATTGAATGAGCTAATGAAGCAGACATTGCATTCAGCAGAATTGCAGATCGGCGGCATGTGGATTGCGGAAGATGACGGCGTTTTAAATCCTTATACCGTGCGTATTGGGCCACGGAAAGTAATTTCAGCGAATAGCGTTGATTCAATGAAAAGACTGGATGACGGCACTAATTTCCAGATCGCAGATTATCTCATTACAAATTTGCAAGGCGGTATTCGCAAGAAGCTTATGGCTGATCAGTTGCCACCAATTGGGACGCAGCAAATGACAGCAACAGAGATTCACACGCGAGTAGAACTCATTCGTCAGATGTTAGGGCCGATGTACGGACGTTTGCAGTCTGAGTACTTGAAATCAATCTTAGATCGGTGTTTTGGCTTGGCATTGCGTTCTGGTGTGTTAGGTCAGCCACCGCAGGAACTTTGGGGGCGCAATTTGTCATTTAAATTTGTATCGCCGTTGGCACGTTCTCAGCGCATGGAAGAAGTGATGGCAACTGAGCAATACGTTGCAAGCGTTGGAGCAATGGCGCAAGTAGATAAAACCATTCTCGACAATATTGATTTTGATGCTGTAGCGGTGCTTGTCGGCACTGGTCGCGGTGTTCCGCAAACAATTATGCGAACGGCTGATGAAGTGCAAGAGTTACGAAAAGCGCGTCAGAAAGCACAGGAAGAACAGGCAGCAGCACAGCAACAGGCAGCGATGCAACAAACAATTGCTGAAAAGGGTGCGGATGCTATGGCTAGGAATATGGGCGGCACTTTAGGTACAGAGGTGATGCAGTGATTTATGTATTAATTATTTTTATTACTCTATTTGTTGCTGCATTAGCTTGGGTGGCAATCCTTAAATCTGAAAATCATGATCTAAAAGACACAGCTATTACGCTGAAAGTGCTTAAAGATGGGAAATGGCTTGGCGCACAGGAGTGGCAGAGCGAAGTTACACAAGAGGTTGACCAATGGAAGGAAAAATATTGGGATGAAAATCGCTTACATCTTGATACTAGGCTTGAGTTAGATCATTACACACAAGTTGCTATTGACTTGCAAGCTCAGATTGATGATCTGATAGCCTCAAAAACCACAGAAGAACAATCTGAACAAGGAACATTCGTTAAACAACGAAAACTTAGTGCTGCAACACCTGGCACATATCGCAATGTCTTTGATTTAGACATCAATGGTCAGCGTGTTTTAGATCATTTACAGCTCACTTTTGCTAATAAATCAACCTATGTCCGTGGCGGTCAAGATGCAGAGCGGGAGTCGTGCTATCGCGCAGGTCAAGCAAGTGTAATCGGCTTTATTTTCAATCAAGTAAATCGCGCAAATAACCCAGACTACAAGGAATCAGACAATGACTGATCAACAACAGCAAGAGCAAAATCAAGATACAACTCAGACTAGCCTTATGGGTGGTGGTCATGAAGGTGAAATTCAGGATGGCGGTGAAGGTGTTCAGGGCAATCAAGATACACCAGCCGTTACGGTTCCTGAATCTGCCGATGCCTACGCAGTAGACATCGAGGGCTTTGATTTTGACGAGTTTAAAGGCATTGAAGAAAACAAGGCTTTTCTTGATGAAGCTCATAAAGCAGGGATTACAAATGAACAGCTTGGCTTTATTTTGGGTAAATATAACGAGATTATCCCAAGCTTGATGCAAGCCAATGCAGCTTTAGACAATGAAGCCGCAATTCAAACAATGACTGAAGCATGGGGTAATGACACTAAAGCCAATTTTGGGTTCGCCAAAGCAGCAGCAGACAATGCTATTGCAAACGGCATTTTAACAGCTGAAGAAGTGAATAGCCCTGAATTTGGCAACAATCCGCTCGTATTGAAAATGGCTGCTTATTTTGGTCAGCAACTTGCCGAAGATACACCGCTAAATAATGCCCAACCAAGCGGTTCGCAAGATATTCAATCATTACTTCAATCGGAAGCCTATTTGAATGACAAGCATCCAGATCACGCCCGTGTTTCTGCTCAAGTTCAAAATTGGTATCAGAAGCAATATAAGTAACGGAGCATTAAATCATGCCAATGGTTAATGAAAATAAAATCACGGCGGCGTTTGTTATTCAGTATGCAGATACATACGAAGTAGCAGCAATGCAAAACGAATCACGACTGCTTAAAACAGTGGTGAATCGTGGGAAAATTCAGGGTGAATCATTTACGATCAATGATATGGGTCAGGTAGAAATGACTGCATCAGGCAATCGTTTTGGTGATACGCCGTGGACGATTCCAGATGCGGGGGTTCGTACTGCATTGATGGCAGATTACGATTTGTTTATCCCGATCGAATCACGTGATTTGCCAAAATTAAAAGCAAATCCATCTGACAAGTACATGAAAAACTTGATCAGCGCACGTAACCGCAAAACTGATGACATTATTTATCAGGCGTTGGTGGGAGGCATTCCGCGTACCACTGTGAGCGATGCGGGCGTTAAGTCAACTGCTACTGTGAACTTGCCAGCTGGTCAAATTATTCTTTCTGGTTTTGGTACGCTTAAACAGCAAATCATCAAAGCGAAAGCGTTATTTCGTCAAAACGAATGTGATGAATTTAACGGCGAAACGCTGAATATTCTTTATACAGCTGGAATGCTTGAGGATATTTTAAGCGATACCACGCTGACCAGTGCGGACTTTATGGCAGTTAAGATGCTACAAGAGGGTGCTGTGGCAGGTAAATGGCTTGGCGTAAACTGGATTCCATACGAAAAGCTAAACAATGGTGCTGGCGGTGCAACTGAAAAACGCACAGTGATGTATGCAGGTTCAGCGGTTCATTTTGGTGATGCAGATATCACAGGCTTTGATATCACCAAACGCCCAGATAAAAAGAACATTTCACAAGTTGGTGGTGTTCACTCGTTTGGTGCGGGTCGTGCCAATGAGCAGAAAGTTGTGGCGATTGATTATCTCGTTTAATTGACCCAACAAACCACATTTAAAATCCATTCACTATAACCAAAAGTGAGTGGGTTTTTCTTATGACAACGACAAACGTCAGTATATGCAATGAAGCACTGAGTATGATTGGCGCTAAGTCAATCAATTCACTCGATGACAATACAGAAAATGCACGGCGCTGTGCATCGATCTATGACGCAACACGCAAGGCATTGCTGCGAATGCATCCGTGGTCTTTCGCAAAGAAACGGATACAGCTTGCACCAGTCTCCACGCATCCGACTTTTGGCTATAGCCATGCATTTCCATTGCCTAATGACTTTTTACGAGTGATCGATGCAGGCGATCTGGATTATGAAATAGAAGGTCGTCATATTCTGGCGAATTGCAGCCTAATTAATCTGGTTTACGTGTTTGATAACGATAACGAGCAAACATGGGATTCATTGTTTTGTGAATGTTTGGCTCTGTACATGGTGCGCAAATTAGCTAAACCAATCACAGGTAGCCAAGCGGAAGCCGATAGTGCATGGCAACAACTTCAAATGTTATTGAAGCAAGCCAGAGCGATCAACGGGCAAGAAAAGCCAGCACAAGACTTTGTAGCTTATCCGCATTCACGGTTTAGCGAGGTGCGCTACTAATGAAACAGTACATTATGAAAAACAATTTCAGTGCTGGGGAATTAGCGCCTACGCTTTATACCAGAACTGATATTCAACAATACGCTAATGGAGCCAAAAAGCTTACAAACGTAATTCCATTGGTTGAGGGTGGGGTAAGAAAGAGACCAGGTACATTTTTTACAGACACTATGGCGAATGCGGTTCGATTAATCCCCTTTGTGGTGAGTTCTGATAAGTCATACATGCTTATTTTAAAGCCGTATGTCATGGATATTTATGATCCACGTTCAAAGAATGTCGTAGCTACGGTTTCCACACCTTACACAGCCAATCAAATCCCGATCATTCAGTTTGTTCAATATCGTTATGAGATGTTTTTTACTCACAATGATGTGCCTGTTCAGCGTTTTCGCTGCTCACCAGACTTTACAAATTGGGAGTTCTCTCCATTTGTTTTTACCAATTCCCCTACAGACTCAGAGAATGCTAGAAGTCCTTTTCGTAAAGGCAAACCATCTGGTAAAGATGTTGGTGCATTTGTGTCCTTTACGCTTGATGCGATCAATAGCTGGGTCAGTACAACGGCTTATTTGACTGGTGATGTGATTCGGTATGGAGGTAAAACTTATCAGGCCACACAGGACAATAACAATAAACAGCCTGATATTTCTGCAAGTTATTGGGTTGAAGTTACGGCGGGGTCGGGTGGTTTTTCAGCTTCAGACGTAGGTAAATACATTGAAGTGAATGGCGGCATCATTCGCATTACTCAATATGTAGCGACCAATGTCATCAACGGTGAGATTCTTAAAAAACTGGATGATGATGTTCAGGCAATTGAGCGATCATGGACCATATTGCCGCTGGCTTTTAATTCAGATGATGGTTACCCGCGCTGCTGCACCTATTTTAAACAGCGACTAGTGTTAGCAAATACCAAAAAAGCACCGAATAAAATCTGGTTTAGTGCGGTAGGCGGCAATGCTAACTTTCTGGAAACCACGGATGATGGTGATGCATTTAGTGTTGTATCTGCTTCTGGTTTAGCAAATAGTATTTTGTTTCTGGAAGCACAGCGCGGTGTGGTATGCCTCACCTCTGGCGGTGAATACATGGTTTCGTCAGATGGTGTGCTAACACCAACCACGGTTAATATTAACGAGCATACGGCGTTTGGCGCGTATCCTGTTACACGTCCTTGTCGCGTGGGTAATGAGATTCTATTCATTCAGCGTGGTGGTGAACGACTCAGGGCTTTGTCATATCGCTATGAAGTAGACGGCTTAGTATCGCCTGAGATTAGCGCATTGTCGTCACATATCGGTGAATTGCACGGCGGTATCAATGAAATTTGCTATCAACAGGAACCAGAGAGCATTGTCTGGTGCGTTCTTGGGGATGGGAAAGTCGCTTCAATTACATTCAATCGTGACCAAGAGGTAATTGCTTGGGCGCAACAAGATTTTGGCGGCACGGTTCTAAGCATGTGTTCTGTGCCTACAGCACTGGGTGATGACTTGTGTTTTATGTTGATCACCCGAAACGGTACTGTGAACTTAGAGCAGCTATCGTTTAATGCTTATTTAGATTCACAGCGCGATGCTACGGTGTCAGTAGCCAATAAAATAAGCAAGTTTGGCTTTTCTTATCTGAACGAAATTGATATCTATCAGACTTCTGGTGACTCAATTTACACCATAGATTTTGAAGAAAATACCAATGAATTGATTTTTCAGGATATGGCAGGTCAGGTCGTTAAGGTGGGTCAGGTTATCAAAAGTACCGCAGAATTATTCCCACCTGAACTCAGTCAAACGCCGTTATCTACGATGCTTTACAAAGCCAAGATTGACCGTACAGCATTCTTTTTCAATAAAACGCTTGGCGCTGAGTTTAATAAAGAACTGATTGAAACATTTACGTTTGATCAAACACCAATGGATGCTCAAATCCCCATGACTGGATATCACTTGATTGAGGGCGGCTCTTGGTCTGATCTGCATGAAGCGCCGATTGTCATTTCGCACAACAAACCGCTGCCGTTTCACTTGCAAGCTATCACCATGCAAATGTCGATTAATGAGAAATAGCAATGAGAATCCGCTGTGCAACACATGATGATGTTCATCTATTGGTCAAAATGGGAGCTGCATTCATTCATGAATCGCCAACATTTAGTGAGCGCGGCTATATTCCTGAAAAAGCAGCAGCACATTTTAAGTGGCTAATTGATGGCAATGGCGTGATATTTCTGGCTATTGATGACGGTAAAATTGTGGGTGGTTTTGCAGGTGGCATCGTGACTGATTGGCAATCTGATCATAAACTGGCTTTTGATTATGTCATGTATGTTTTACCAAAATATCGTAGTAGTGGAGTTGCCAAGCTTCTAGCTAAAACTTTTGTTATTTGGGCGAAAGAAATGGGGGCAAACCGCATTAATTGTGGCACAGCGACAATGGTAAATTCCAAACACTGCATCGATCTCTATCAATCATTGGGCTTTAATTTGGTTGGTGCTTTTCTGGAAATGGAGGTTTGAGTTATGGCAGCAGTTCCAGCGGCTTATGCAGCATGGGCGGCAGTAGCAGCCACAGCGGTTTCAGCGTATGCAACATACGAAAGCAATGAAACCAAAAGTGATCAAGCACAAGCTGATGCCGATGCAGCAGCGGCACAAGGGCGACTTGAAGCGGAGCGAATTCGTAAACAAAAAGAGAGAGTTCAATCCGCAGCGCGTGCAGCAGCAGCAGAGAATGGAATCGCAGTCAATGAGGGTACAGCGGTCACGATTAATGACCAGATCGAACGTGATGGTCAATATGACGCTGCTATGGCTGAAATCACAGGGTTTAATTCATCACAGCGATTACAGGCTGAATCTAGCATCTACAAGAGCAATGCCAATACAGCATTAGCCACTGGTGCGCTGAACGCTGTAGCAAAAGGAGGCTGGAAATAATGGCTAGAATCCCGATGGGTAATTTTGGTAATGCGATGCCACAGGTAGAGCGTATCCAGATGCCACAAGATCAAAGCGGTCAAATGATTGCTGGCGCATTGCAGAATGCGGGTAATACTATCAGTCAGATTGCACAGAAACGTGATGAAGAACAACGTCAGCAGGAAATAACCAATAAAAATATTGAGCTTTACCAGAACAAACTACAAACCCAAGAAGCACAATTAAAGCTAGACGAAAGCCTGACTACTGATTTTAGTGACAAAGTGGCTGATATTAAAAACCGCGTGGGTAATGGTGATATTAATGCCCAGCAGGCAGATGAAGAACTGAAAACATGGTCGGCTGATAAGTTTAGTCAACTCAAAACGGAATTACCTGGTCATTCACAGCAAGAATTGCAGCAGTATTGGGATTCAAATGTAAATCGTCAGCGTGGCTCATTTTTTCCATTGCAACTAAAAGCCACTGAGCAAAAAGGCGTAGTCCTAAGTGATCGTTACTTCGATGTGGCTACACGTATGGGGCGTGAAGATGGCAAAAACTACTTGCTGCAAAACTTGTCCACGTTACCGCTTTCACAAGCGCAAAAAGAAAACATGGCGCTTAAATACGAAAGTACACGTGACATCATAGAGGTCAACAAAAGCATTACGGATGCGGTTGCAGCAAATGATATTTCAGCGCTTGAGCAAACAGCCACGGGGCTAAAAGATAAAAAATATCTGGATGGTACAACTGTTCAGAAATATCAGACTGAAATTACAAGTAAGATTGCGACATTACAGCAACGTCAACAGGTCAATGAAAATAAGCGATTTAACGAGGCTGAAAAGGTCATAAATCAATATGTTCAGGCGGTTTTGACAGGACAATCTTTAAGTCTTGAATATCAGAATAATGTAGAACAGGCGGTAAAAGGTACGCCGTCAGAAGCCGATTATCAGTTTTACACCAAGCAATCTAGTGACTTCATTCGCTTTTCAAAATTGAATACAAGTCAGCAATTGGCAGAAATTAATAAGCGTCAGGTAGCACAGAAAAATAGCTCTAGTGCCGATCCAGTTGCAGAGAATAAGATTCTTAGCACGTACCAACAAATCTATGATGCCAAGCTAAAAACCAATAAGGAAAATCCGACTCAGGCATTGCGCGAGAAAGGTATTCAACTGCCAGAAATTAATGCTGCTGAAATTAAAGTCAATCCAGCGCAATTCGTTCAGAATGTCGTGACTATTGGTTCGTATCAAGTGGCGCAACAAAATACTGATTCTAATGCCACAGTAAAGCCAATCCCTGAAGAATCACTGGCTGATGCAAAAAAAGCATGGAATGAAGCAGGGGTTAGCCAAAAAATTGATTTAATTGGCAACCTGATTAGCCAGAGCAAGGGCATTAAAGGTGGAGAAAAAATATGGGGGTCTGCACTGGGTCAACTCAGCAATGGTGATCAGGCTTATGTTATGGCTGGGGTTGCGCGCATGAATAATTTTCGTTCAGATGCGGGTCTTGATGTAGCAACGGCGATTGTTGCGGGAAAGCAGGCGCTTAAAAATAAGCAAATGATTCAGCCGAAAGACGATGTTCTAAAACAAAAGTTTAATGAATATGTGGGTCAATCGGTTTCTGGTGCAACTGCAAATATGACGTTTGAGGCTTACAAGTCTATATACGCCTATCTTACAGAAACACGTGGTCAACAACATAAGGATGCAGATGACTACAAAGAAGAAATAGGAAACACAGCCTTGTCATTAGCAACAGGCGGCACTTACACCCAAGATGGTAATTTTAAAGACTATACCAATCGTGGGATTAAAGACTGGAAAGTATCTAAACCATACGGTATGACAGATTCGGCTTTTGAAGCAAAAATACAGTCTGGCTATAAAACTATTTCACAGCAAACAGGTTTATCAGTCAATGATCTACAAAACTTTAGGCTTGCTCGTTCTGGAAAGACTACACCGCAAGGCGAATTAATGTATGACCTGATTAATGAGCGCGGTCAGCCTTTAGTTGTGAAAGGAAGTGTTTGGCGTGTGCGTTTGCAGGGAGTCACAAAGTAATGAGTAACTGGCTATCTGGTGTCACTGGTGATGAACAGCAATCGATTGATCAACTCAACGAGCAGGGCATTACAGGTAAAGATACTCGACCTAAAGCAGAACCTAGTTTTTTTCAGGGCGCAATATCTGCCCCGTTCCGTGGTGCTGTATCAGGTGCGGTTAAAGCTTATGATACTGTTACTCAGCCAATTAACCGTGTAATTGACCATGTTCAATACAGTATTGAAGATGTTCAAAACGGTGGCTTAGATGGCCCATTAAATGTAAACGAGCAATCTTTTACTGATTTTCACCAAGACAAAAATACAGAGCGTACCAATAAGCTAATCTATGAAGTGCAGCAGCTTGAGGATGCTCAAAATACGGGTACGGCAGGGAATTTTCTTTTTGGTGCTTCTGATTTCATTACTCGTGCAGGTATCGGTAGTTTATTTGGTGGTATTGGTGGTGCGGTTGCAACCGTAGGCACATCCACGGGCAATTATAAGTATCAGGAATTAACCCATGATGGTGTCGATTCTGATACAGCCATGCAGGTTGCTGGCTTAAATGCCTTTGGCGATGCTGTAGCAACTGCCTTGCCATTGTCCTACGGTTTTCGTGGTACAGGTGGATTGGTGGCTGATGCAGCTTTATCTATCGGCGGTGGCGTGGCAACGGGTACAGGTGTGCAAGCTGCGAGTGGTGCAATCTTAGATGCCAATGATTACGAGAAGCAAGCCAAAAAATATGAAGTTACCGCAGAAAGTGTAGCAACAGATGTTTTATTAAATAGCTTGATGTTTGGTGGTGCAAGATATTTAAGCAACAGGGGCGCAAAGCTAGATCAGGCTGTAGACACGGAATTAAACCAACTCAATGCGGATCAGATTGAAACACGTCATGATGCAATTAATGAAACTTTAGTTCGCAATGAATTGGAGTTTGAAGATTCCACATTGCCAGTGCATACCAGTGATCCTGTTCAGGTGAATAATCACTATAAAAACTTGGATGCAGCCACCAATCAAGTGTTAAGCGGTCAAACTGTTAATGTGCCGACTACTGTTTCAGGTACACCAAAATCTAGAAGCATAGATTTTGCTAATAGCGCATTGCCCGCAAATGCAAAGCAGATTGCACTAAAAGCCCAACAAGAAGGCATTAGCCCTAGTGTGGCTCTCACCATTGCTCATATTGAAACTGGTGGCACATTTAGTCATACAGCCAAAAACCCTACATCATCAGCCTATGGTGTCTATCAGGTTGTAGATAAGACTTGGAAAAACTTGGGCGGTGGTGATAAAAACAATCTGGATGAACAAATCCGTATAGGCTTAAAGCACATTAAACAAGCTGATGCTTACATGCGCAAACAGCTTGGACGTGAACCTGTAGACAGTGAGCAATATTTAGGGCATTTGCTTGGGCCAGCAGGGGCAACCAAAGTTTTAAAAGCCGATCCAAATACACGTTTAATTGATGTTGTGCGCTCATACGATGCCAAAAATGCGGATGTTATTGTAAAAAATAACGGTATGTTAGGCATGACAGCGGGCGAAGCAATCAATAAGTGGCGTGGCAAATGGAATCAACTTAGCGCACGTTATGGTAATACTAGTTCAGCTTTTGGCATGGATGGGTCAAGTTATGACTTTGCTTATGAAGTAAAAGACTTAGGCGATCTAATTGCATCAAATGACCGTTTATACGGTGTCAATCCAGCATATCCAAGTGAATTACAGCCGCGTGACCGTACACGCGAAGCATCACGCCAGCAAATTGAGCAAATGGCAGATGATTTAAAGCCTGAACTATTAGGAAATTCCTATAAGTTGAGTGATGGCGCACCTATTATCGGTTTAGATAATGTAGTCGAATCTGGCAATGGTCGTACCTTAGCAATTGGCAAAGCATACGAAAATGGTCGTGCAGATGCATACCGTGAATATATTCAGAATTGGGCGAATGATCGGGGCATGGATATATCCGACCTGAAACAACCTGTATTGGTGCGTACACGGCTTTCAGATGTTGATCGGGTAGAGTTCGCAAGATTAGCCAATCAAAGCGATGTCGCGCAAATGAGCGCATCTGAGAGAGCGCGTACAGATGCAGATCGATTGCCAGATGCATCTATGATAAAAACCAACAACGATGGATCATTGAATATCGATAGCTCAATGGATTTTATTCGTGGCTTTGTAGATCAGTTGCCACAATCCGAACGTGGTGCGGTGATTACCAGCGATGGTCGATTATCACAAGACGGTAAACGCCGTATTGAATCTGCTATTGCACATCGTGCTTACAATGACCCTAACTTAATTGCCCGACTTTCTGAAAATCTGGATGACACATCCAAGAATGTATTAAATGCATTATTACGAAATGCGCCAAACATTGCACAGCTTAATGATCTTGTGAAGCAAGGTGGACGGCATAGTAATACTTTGGCTCAAGACTTGGCACAAGCTGCTCAAAAGCTATCAGACTTAAAGGCTAATGATTTACCAGTTCGTGATTACCTCAACCAAAACCAACTTTTAGATGATGGGTTAAGTGATGGAGCAAAACGATTTCTTGATGTCTTTGATCAGAACAGCAAGAGCGCAAAGGCGATTAGTCAATCCATTGCAGATGAAATTCAAGCCATTGAGAACATGGGCGACCCAAGACAGGGTAGTTTATTTGGCAACACACCAGAAGAACAAGCTGCGCTTGATGTGATTTATGCAAATCCTGATATGCCAATTTCACGTAGTCGTACTGGTGCAGATGGTCAGCCCGAAGAATACACCACTACGATGAGCGAGTATCTGGCAGACTTGGAAGCAGAAGCGAAACAAGCCGATCTTGATACATTGGCGGCACAGACAGCGTTAAACTGTGCTTTACAATTTGGAAATTAAATTATGAAAGAACAATGCAAACAAGCCGTAGCCAAAGCACTTGGCAAGCAATCTCTATCAGCACAAGAAGCCACTAATATTGAATCACGTATCAATGAAACCATGCGTAATATTGCTCGGAAAGATGTACAACGATGGCGTAATCTTTCACAAAATGAAAAATTGTCAGAAGCATCAAAACAAGTTGCTATTGATATTCAGGAACAGCTTGCACGTAAACATAAAATTGCTGCTCAAGATATTCTTACTCAATCCAAAAACCTCGCTGCATTAGATCATCCTAAATTATCTGCCAGTGAGGTTGTGGATCGAATGGTTGCTAGTCATGGTGATATGTCTGGCATTCAATCGATTGATTCTAAAGCACGTGCCATAGCTGCAATTTATCGCGGTGATCTTGTCGATTTTTATACAAATGTAAAAGGTGCAGCGGGCATATTTACCGATGCAGAACTGGTTCAAAAGATTGTGCGTGAGCGTTTTGGCGATAGCACAGGCGACCCACTGGCTAAAAAAATTAGCGATAAAATGGGCGATGTATTTGAAACCATGCGTGAGCGATTCAACCGTAATGGTGGCGATATTGGAAAGCTTGATAATTGGGGAATGCCGCAGACTCATAACTTGGCCAAGATTGCCAAAGCGGGTAAACAAGCATGGGTAAATAAAGCTGAATCACTAATCGATACCCGACAGTATGTAAAAGAAAACGGCGATTATTATAGTCAGCAAGAAATACGCTCTTTGCTTGAATACACGTATGACACATTATCTACAGGTGGTGCGAACAAAATTGAAGTCGGTCGTCAGCGTGCAGGCGGTGGCACATCTAAAGTGACCAATCGAAATGCTGAAAGTCGTGTACTGCATTTTAAAGATGCGAACGCTTGGCTTGAATATCAAAACGAATTTGGCGGCATGCAATTTGTGGATCTTGTGGAAGCGCATATCAATGGCCTATCCAAAGATATTGCTGTAGTTGAGAATTTAGGAAGCAACCCAACAACAGCATTTAGAATTTTAACGGATGCTGCTGATGCGAAAGATCGTGAAAGAAAAATAGTTACAACTAAAGGAAATTCAACTTTAAATCGTGCAAATATCATGTTCAAGGAATTTATGGGGGAAAACTCCCCACAATCTGAAGTATTAGCGAATCTTGGATTGGCATATAGATCGCTTAATGTGGCGTCTTTACTTGGCGGTACCACAATTGCTTCTATCGCAGATCAGGCCACCATTGCAAAAACAGCACACGTGCATGGCTTATCTTATCGTCAGACATTCGGTGAGCTAGTCAGTCAATTAAACCCAGCCAATAAAGCAGATCGAGAACTTGCGCACAGCTTGGGATTAGCCACAGAGGAAATGTTAGGCTCTATTGCCCGCTGGTCTGACGATGGCCTTACCGCAACACATGGCAAGTCTGAAAAATTGGCTCGTATATCCAGTGCTTTAGCAACTCAGGTATTACGTGTATCTGGTTTGAATGCGCTTACATCTGCTTCAAAAGTCGGCTTTACTAAGATGCTCATGAACAAGTACGGCACACTCAGCCGTAGTAAAGCATGGGCTGATCTTGATGTAATGGATCGGGAATTACTACAAAATACTGGACTTGATGAACGCGCTTGGCAAGTCTTTCAATTGGCTGATCCAGTGGTTGACCGCAAAGGTAATCAACTCATGACAGCACGATCTATTTATGAAATTCCAGATGAAAAGCTTAAAGCATTTGGCGACCCAAAGCGTATAAAAGATGAAGTATCTTCACAGCTTCAAGCACATCTACTTGATGAGCAAGGTATGGCAGTAATTGAGGCAGGATTGCGTGAGCGTACATGGATGCAAGTTGGAGCTAAAGGAACGGTAACAGGTGAAATATTTAAAGGCATTACCCAGTTCAAGTCTTTTGCATCTGCTTTCTTGATGCGTCAAGGAAGTCGCACATTTTCACAACAGGGAGTAAAGGGCAAGGCTGCTTATGGTATTCCACTATTTGTGACTATGACTTTGCTTGGCGGCTTGGTTGTACAGTTGCGTGAACTCTTAAATGGCAATGACCCTCAAACCATGTGGGATAGTGACGACCCTAAAAAGACAGGTTCATTCTTTTTGCGTTCTGTCGTCGCTGGTGGTGGCTTACCCGTGTTGGGTGACATCTTGGCAGCAGGGGTAGATACTTCTGGTCGTGATGCCAATTCATTCATAGCAGGGCCATTAGGCGATGACTTCACAACAGTGTTAGGCTTAACTGTTGGCAACCTTACACAATACAATGAGGGGCGTGATACCAATTTCGGCAATGAAGCGTTTAGGTTTTTAAAAGGAAAAATACCCGCGCAAAATCTTTGGTACACCAAAGCGGCGATAAATCGATTAATTTTTGATAATATACAAGACACTATTGCTCCAGGTTATCGTGATAAAGCTTTGCGTAAAGCGGAGAAACAGCAAGATCGTTCTCGTTGGCTTGGTGATTTTGATTGGGGTTCGGGTTTTGATGAGGCACGTGCGCCAGACTTTGAAAAGGTTGTAAAATGAAAAAACTTGGGATTGCTTTAATTATTTTATTAACTGGATGTGCAACCGTGGGGAAATTTGAGGCCAGAATGGAGGCTAAAAAGGGACTTACTAAGGAGCAACTTATTGATGAAATGGGGATACCTGTAAAAGAATACAAATCTGAAAACTTTGAAATAGTTGAATATTATCAAAGTGACAGAATCAATGTTCCTCAGAGTAGTGTTTCAACCGTTTCTGGAGGTACCGTATACACCAACACATCAGGCGGCTCTTTTGCCGTTGATTGCAAATTGGAATTTAAGTTAATTGACGGAATAGTTACTAATTACAGATATAAAGGCTCTTTATGTCGATCTAATTAATTAAGATATGAATTCAAAGGTTGATCATGAAAATAGAAAAATTAACAACTCTAAGAAATGGGATTTCATTCTTCTTAGGCGAATTACAATTTCTGATTGAAGATACTAAAAACCTAAAACTATCACATCATGATGGCCGATATAAAAATGGGTTTTATATGCTTAAATATCATGGTGTCATTGCATTTCTCGACAAACATTCAGGTGATCAACTACAAGAATTTTTAGATAAACTTGTGACAGATTAAACACCCACCAAAACACACCATAAACCCCCGTTATATACACCAATATAACGGGGGTTTTCTATGCGTGATGATCAAGTTGAAAAAATGGAAAAATTGGCTGAAGAGGTTGCCGATGATTTTATCATTACAACTTGCGCAGCCATTAACACCACAATTGCAGACAAACAAGGTCGTGGTGATAAGGGTTTTTTGTACAAAATATCCAAAGATACCGCAGGCGTATTGGCAACGATTGAGCGTGTTTTAGCCTTCAAAAAAGGCAAGATTGATCCAATAAGTGCCACACCAGAAACACAGGAAAAATACGAACAAAAGCTAATTAAAGAAGCGGAAGAAAAAGCCAAAGCCTTAAAAACAAGACATTGCTAATGACTCAGCCAAAGATTAGTTTTCTAGCATTTTTTTTGCTATGGGCAGAATTGCAAAACTGGAAAGTTCCACAATTTCACGTGTCTGTTTGCGAGTTCCTGCAAGAATTTTATCTTGTTGTTGGTGCGATTGCATTATTAATGTTACCTCGTGGGCATTCAAAATCCACCATTTTAGATATTTTTAATGCATGGGTTATTTATTGCTGGCCTGAAACACAAATATTGCATCAAGGTACAACCGATTCGGATGCTTATAAATGCAGTAGTGGAACAAGGGACGTATTGGCTCGTCATCCACTTTGCATAAATAATCCCAATGTACAGATAAAAAAAGGCGAAACTGAGCGTTGGTTTGTCAAAGGAACAAAAGATGTTCGTTACGGCACGATGCTGGCAAAAGGTATTCTTTCAGGTGTAACAGGACACCGCGCACATTTCATTCAAAATGATGATGTTGAAACGCCCAAAACAACTGGAACCCCTGAAGCACGAGAAAAACTTCCAAGTAGATTGAGTGAACAAACTCACATTGCTATACCAGGTGCAAAAAAATTATGGGTCGGCACTCCGCATACTTACGATTCGATTTATGAGGGCATTAGAAAACTAAGCCGTGTAAGAAGCTTGATTTTAAAAATGTTTGAACATGAAAAACGTATTGAAGATGGAAAAATCAACCAAAAGGTCATGCTAGATTTTGAGCCTATTCATGTATTTACAGGGATTGGTAAAGGTTCAAAATATTTACTGAAAGATAAGGGTTATATCTGTAATAAAAAAAACAAACACTGGGAAGTTGTTTTACTAGAAGAACACAATCTTATTGACTTTTATTCTGAGAGTTTATGGCCAGAAAGATTTACAGCAGAGGAAATGGCGGGGCGTAGGGAAGAATGCAGAACCTTAAATGAATGGGATTCTCAATACCAAATGCATGCCAAACCCGTAGGAGATGTTCGCTTGAATCCAGAGAAACTTATCCCGTATGCCGTTGAGCCAGTCTTAACGCGGGCGAATGGTGTATGGCGCATGATGCTGGGCGAACGTCAAATTGTTGGCATGACATGCTCATGGGACCCATCCAGCGGCAAACTTAAATCTGACACTTCCGCAGTTGAATTGGTGTTACATGACGATCTAGGTAACAAATACTGGCATCGTTCGATTGAACTGACTGGTGAAGTCGTTAAGACAGACGAACAAGGCAATATTGTCGGCGGTCAAGTCTGGCAGCTTTGCGACCTGATCGAAGAATTTAACATTACCCGTGTCAGCATTGAAACCAATGGTATTGGTAATTTCGCACCTGCATCACTAAAAGGCGCACTAAAGAAACGAAAAATCCGCTGTGGTATCAGTGAGCAGCACTCTACCCAAAACAAGAATAAACGCATTCTGGAAGCACTAGAAGGGCCTTTAATCTCTGGAATGCTATGGGTTCATGTATCGGTCATTGATACGCCAGACGGTGAAAACACATCCAAACAATACAAGCAAATGCAACAGTTTAATCCAGCTTTGTCAGATCAAGATGATGACCATCTTGACTCACTTGCTCGCGCTGTGACTGATTCACCTGAACGAGTCGGAAAAATACACAACAAAGAACAGCACAACGAAAGGCCTAATTGGAGAACAGACGGTGGAGTCGTAGAAGCCACCTTAGATTTTAATGATTAGGTGATGATATGGCAGTAGCAAACCAGACGCCGTATAAAGAATATATCGGCAACGGCACGACAAAAATTTTTCCGCTTGAATTTGATTGTGACGATGCCGATCATCTCATTGTAAAAGTGAATGATGTTGATATTCCAGCTTTAAACAACTGGTCTTTAAATACAAATACGGGTTCTGTTGTATTTGCTATCGCGCCTATTTCACAATCAAAAATTATTCTTCAGCGTGACACACCGCTTGTACGAGATACTGATTATCAGACCTACAACAATTCTTTCAGACCACAACCTGTTAATAAAGATTTTGATCGTATTTGGTTGAAGCTACAAGAGCTAGGGCATCGTGATCAATTGATTTGGCTTGCTTTAGTGAAAGAAATTGCAGATCGGATTGCAGTTGATAAAAATTTACAAAATCAAATTAATGCGATTGATAGTTGGCTTGAGGATTTACAGCAAAATGTAAATGAAAATACCAGCGACATTGCTCAATTAGTTAATGACTTATCAAAAGAAATTGCAGATCGTATTACCAATGATTTAATTTTAAAAGATATGTTTTTAACTATCATTGATACTGCGATCAATGAGGGTACAGTTAATGCATTAGCTATCACGCATGTTGATAGTTTGGATACACTCGATAAGATTAAGAATGTTTGGGATGGGCGCATTATTTATGTTAATGCGCTCGGTAATTATAAATATAGTGAGTCATTAAAAGACTGGATAAGCTTAGATAATAATATCATCAGAACAGTTAATTCTATTGCTGAACTTGATGATTTAGAAAAAATCGACGGTCGCACAGTATGCGTCACAGGCATTGGCAACTATAAATACAACGGCACAACTCAAGCTTGGGAACGTGATTTTATTACTGATCGTCAGATTGTTAATATTGAAGCAATTACAGACCTCGGTAACATACAAACATGGGAAAACCGAGCTGTATATACAACGGGAATTGGACAATTAAAATTTGTAGATGACGATTGGCAACGCGACATTATTTTAGCAAACTCACTTAATTTGCTTGATTTTATTCCGTATAGACTTCATGCACATCTTGCTGACTACAATACAGCGCGTAACAGTGCAGTCGATATTTATCCATATTTAATGAAATGTATTACTTTTGCTGAAAATCTAAAAAAATCTATCTACGTGCCGTCAGGTTATTACCCAATTTCTCAGACTGTCATACATCCAAATTTTGTAAACGTGCTAGGTGACTATGGCAAAACATGGATTATTCCATCTAAAGCATTTCCTGAGTTTAACTGGCTTTGGGACATGACAAAAACAGGAATGGCAGGCAATCAGTTAAATGGCGTATCGTTTCATGGTAACGATTGGAATTACCAAACACCATATTTCGGCGGTTTAAAAGTCAGCGGTAAAACATGGTTTTGCTGTGTCAAAAATGCTCGCTTTATGAACTTGAATTATGGCGGTTTTCGTATTGCACCGCGCTATAACGCAGGTGAATCAGGCGTACCTGATTTAGTTAACTTCAATATTGAAAATATTTTCTTTTTAGATTGCGGTTCGATTAGTTATCACCCTGCTTTTGATATTGATTTAAGTGATGAAAGCGACACTGTATTGAGTGGAAATTGGACAGATGGAAGTATCAAAAATATTGATATTGCGATTGCGGATGGAGACCAAGTCAATACACGAGGTCCCATCGGTTTCAGAATTAAATCACCACTTAAAACCATTTTTAACGTTGTTTTTGATCGCTTCTTTATTGGTACACGTTTACAAACACACATGCACATTGATGCTACAAACTTAAACGGTAACACGTTCAGCAACTTCTCGGGTGAAACGCACACAACGATATATAACGGCAAAACTATGAATGATGTGGCTTGGGATACCTATCAGCTTCATTTTGAAAACTTAGGTCAGTGGAATACATTTCAAAATATTAATGGAAACATGAGCTTAGGTGATTTTGTGTCAAAGCAAAAAGGTATGTACTTAAATAAAAGTAGCAACAACACTTTTAATAATATGCCGTTAAATGCTAGTTACGCAGGAAATCAAGTTGAGTTGTTGAATCTAACATCAAATGCAAGATACACGACTTTTGATAATTGTGCAGTGCGATTAATAGATGACAAAAACTGGAATTTAGCTTGGGGCATTGCAAATAATTTATTTACTAAAACGATCATTGATAAGGGAGTTAATACAAAATTTAATGGTCAGCAAGTGAATAGTCTAGCTGTTAAAGATCGTGCCATGCCTTACTACTCTCTTTTGAATACAGCAGGAACAGCGCCTCAAAATGCCATTTCAGGAAATTATGGAGGACTGTCTTTTTCTCAAAATGCAACAACATCAGCGTTGACTGTGACACTTGCTGCATCAACTTCGACTAGAGAATTAAATTTCTATTACAGCAATAAGCAGTCATCAAAACCTGTTTACTTTGTGACAATCACTGCTAAACAAACAGCAGGATCACTAGCAGCGAATAAACTCAGGTTTGGTATGTTTGATCAAACATACGATTTTTCTTTTGATGCGTTAAATGCGTCTAAAAAACTGACATATGTGTTTAATTCGGGGTTAGGTGTTGATGCTTTAGTTGTATATCTTGCAAATACGGCAGCTACAACTGAAGCGGCTAGTTTTGAAATTACTGACATTTATGTAAGTAGCCAAATGCTGCCTTACACACCAAATTGCTCAATTATCTCAGCTAGTTAATCACACACCAAAACCACACAAGCCCTTTGCTTAAATAGCTTAGGGCTTTTTTTAATGCCCAAATTAAGGAGACAAATATGGGCAAAGAAGGCACCTTTGCTGAGGCTTTAACTGCAATCATTACCTATGGTTGGATTATTGCTATCGCGATGCTGGGCGGTTTGGTGAAATTTATTCGAAAGCTAAATGAATCTAAAGAGCCAAAACCATTGAGATATATTTTTTTACGCTTTGCTGGGGAAATGATTATTTCATCATTTGCCGGGATTATAACGGTATTGATTTGCCTGTATTGGGAAATGCCAATTGTACTTATAGGTGTGTTGGCTGGTGTGTCTGGCCATTTGGGTGGAAAGGCGATTGATACTTTCGAGCTTGTTTGGAAATCCATTATTTCAGGCGGTAAATTGCAATGATCGACCAATCAAATCAGATTGCACAAGCCTACTCATGGTTACGTGCAATGTCAGGCGGTAAACTCACTCAAGACCAAGTCAGTGCTGGCGATTCAATCATTGCACTGAATGGCTTCGATGTATTTGCAAAACTCATAGGATTCAAACTCGAAAATCATGTGACAGGTTTGCGTGATATTTCGGCCAATGGATATGAGCTCATTAAAGAGTCAGAAGGCTTTAAGTCGGTTGCATATCTCGACACAGGCGGAGTGTGGACCATCGGTTACGGTACCATCAAATACCCAAATGGCAACCGAGTTAAAAAGGGCGACCGATGTACACAGGCTGAGGCGTTAGAGTGGCTTAAAAATGATTGTCAGTGGGTAGATGCTTGTCTTGATAAATATGTAAAAGTTACGGTAAGTCAGAATCAGTTTGATGCATTGGCCAGCTTTGTCTATAACGTTGGTGAAACGGCTTTTGTTAAAAGCACAATGTTAAAAGCATTGAATGCTGGCAACTATGCAGGCACCGCAACACAATTTGATCGCTGGGTGTATGACAATGGCAAGAAGATTCAAGGCCTATATAATCGGCGTATGCGTGAAAAAGAGTTATTTTTAAAAGCGGCTTAGGCCGCTTTATTGTTCTCTAACTGCTTCGGCCCCGCGTATCTTACGCTTAATCATATAAGTATCAGCTTCATCTCTACTAAGAAAGTTTTTGGCGCCATCTTTTTGTTTTAAAAATCTGTATTGGGTCATGTGCATGGCATCTATGTCAGAATAATCTTGATATTCTTCGTAAGTGACCGTGCCGACATGCAGATATAAGTCACCCTTTTTAATGTAATAGCGTGACATAATCAATTCCTTTGCTTTTGCTCACTTTAATCATATACTGTGCGCAAATTTAATTTTCCCTTTTTTTGCACGTTGTAAGTACTTTTTAATTAGAGTACATAATTGTGTACATGTTTTCAGAGTAATCTATGGCGTCAGCTAAAAAATCCGTTGATATCAAAAACATACGTAACTTCTCGATCATTGCTCACATCGATCACGGCAAGTCAACTTTGGCTGACCGTTTTATTCAGATGTGTGGTGGTTTACAAGACCGTGAAATGCAGGCTCAGGTCTTGGATTCAATGGAGCTTGAACGCGAACGTGGGATTACCATTAAAGCGGCATCGGTCACACTGTATTATACGCATCCAAATGGTCAGGAATATCAACTGAACTTCATTGATACACCAGGGCACGTTGACTTTTCTTATGAAGTTTCTCGCTCACTTGCTGCTTGTGAAGGTGCATTATTGGTCGTCGATGCTGCGCAGGGTGTAGAAGCACAGTCAGTTGCAAACTGTTATACCGCGATTGAGCAGGGATTAGAAGTTCTTCCCATTTTAAACAAAATTGATTTACCACAGGCTGAACCTGAACGCGTCATTCATGAAATTGAAGAAATCATCGGGATTGAAGCGACGGATGCACCCACCTGCTCTGCAAAAACAGGTTTGGGCGTAGAAGGGGTACTTGAACGTTTAGTCGATGTGATCCCGCCTCCAGAAGGTGATCGTGAAGCACCTTTACAAGCCTTGATTATCGACTCATGGTTCGATAACTATCTGGGCGTTGTGTCTTTGGTACGGATCAAGCAAGGACGTATTCGTAAAGGCGACAAAATGTTGGTCAAATCCACAGGTCAGGTCCATCCTGTAACTTCTGTGGGGGTGTTTAATCCGAAACATACCGAAACAGATATCCTTGAAGCGGGTGAAGTTGGTTTCGTGATTGCGGGGATTAAAGATATTTTTGGTGCGCCAGTGGGTGACACCATCACTTTATCTTCAACACCTGAAGTTGCGACTTTACCAGGTTTTAAAAAGGTTAAACCACAGGTGTACGCAGGCTTATTTCCGATTGATTCCAGTGATTTTGAACCATTCCGAGAAGCATTACAAAAACTACAAATTAATGATTCTGCTTTGTTCTTTGAACCTGAAAGTTCAGATGCGCTTGGTTTTGGCTTCCGTTGCGGCTTCTTGGGTATGCTGCACATGGAAATCGTACAAGAACGTTTAGAGCGTGAGTATGATCTAGATCTGATTAGCTCTGCACCTACGGTGGTATATGAAGCTGTAACTAAAAAAGGCGATACCATCTATATCGACAGCCCATCTAAAATGCCAGATGGGAGTTTGGTTGAAGATTTGCGTGAACCGATTGCAGAATGTCATATTCTTGTTCCTCAGGAATATCTGGGCAATGTCATGACCTTGTGTATCGAACGTCGTGGTGTGCAAAAGGATATGAAATTTTTAGGCAATCAGGTTTCAGTGACTTTTGAAATTCCGATGGCAGAAGTGGTGATGGATTTCTTTGATAAATTGAAATCGTGTTCGCGTGGTTTTGCATCGTTGGATTATAACTTTGTGCGTTTTGAAAGTTCATCTCTGGTTAAGGTTGATGTATTAATTAATGGTGAAAAGGTCGATGCTTTGGCCATGATCTGTCACCGTCAGGATGCGCGTCATCGTGGTATTGCACTGGTTGAAAAGATGAAAGATCTGATTCCACGTCAAATGTTTGATGTGGCGATTCAGGCGGCGATCGGTGCGCAGGTGATTGCTCGCTCTACTGTTAAAGCGATGCGTAAAAACGTCTTGGCGAAATGTTATGGTGGTGACGTATCGCGTAAGAAGAAATTACTTGCGAAACAAAAAGAAGGTAAGAAACGCATGAAACAGGTGGGTAGTGTTGAAATCCCACAAGAAGCGTTCTTAGCTGTATTAAAAGTCGATAGATAA